TTTTACTATCGGCAAAAGGATTCGAGACCTTTACAATAGAGTCATCGTGTCGGGGGTTTACTTCGACGCTGCAACAGGTCCACAGGCACTGCTTTCAGCAGCACCCGAGGGCTACTTCCAAACAAGGGTTTCTGTGACCTTTGAATTCATCGAGGAACTTTGACCTATGGCTTTTTATCGAGGCGAAGAAGGCAGCGTCAAATTTGACGATGCCGGATCTAGTGCGGCGGCGATTACTAGCACTCGGTCGTGGTCGTTGACTCTCGACAAACAAGTGCTGGAAACCACCGTGATGGGCAGCACCTACGGCGGGAACGTTGGCGGAATTATCACGGGCTCAGGCAGTGTCGAGCTGATTTATACGGCATCAAGCGGTGATGAAACCGCTGCTTTTGTAGATCACATCAACACCCCAAACGATGAAGGCACCGCGTTGTTTGAGCTGTTCCTAGACACGTCAGGCGCTAAAAAAGTTAGTTTTGACGGTGTGGTGACATCAGCCGAACTCACCGCGACGGTGGGTGAACTTGAAATCATCACCGTTAACTTCACCACTAACGGCACCATCACCACCGCTATCTGATCATGGCTTTTTATCGAGGACAACAAGGCACCATCAAGTTCGACAAGGACGCTGCTGGTGCTGCTTTAGGTGAAATAGCTGCAGTGCGGTCTTGGTCGCTCTCAGTTGACAAAGAATCGCTGGAAGTCACCGATCACGGCGATACTTTTCGCGCATACGTTGGGGGCTTGATCGGTGGCTCAGGCTCCTGTGAAGTGCTTTATGACGCACCTGGCGCGGGCGACAAGCTGGATTTATTTAACGAGGCATTGACCGCGGAAGATCCAGCCAACGCAAACTTTGAGCTGTATCTAGATGAAAGTGGCGACAAAAAAATGTCGTTTGCTGCTCTAGTTACAGGCGCAGAATATAGTGCTACGGTTGGAGAGCTTGAAGTGATTACGGTCAACTTCACCGCCAACGGTACTATTACTTCCGGTATTTAATGCCTGCGACTCAAAGAACGGTTGACATGCTGGTTGGGGCGTTTGATCTCAACCAGCGTCGTAAATTTGAACTAAAAAACGCTGAAGGCAAGAAAGTTCTAGATCTGTTTTTCAAGCCAATCACACGCGCTGATCGGAAACGCGCTCAAAACCTTGCCAACAGCGAGGAAGCATTAGACATCAGCACGCAGATGCTGTGCCAGATGGCAGAGCTTGAGGATGGTACGAAAGCTTTTGCCTCAGCAGATGCACCGAAATTGCAACGTGAGTTGCCTGAGTCTGTTCTGAATGAACTTGAGTTGTTCTTGTTTGGGCTTGGCGATGATGCCGACTTGCAAGACGCAAAAAACGACTGAAGCAGGACAGCTGGGCTTATTTTGAGTTTTTCCTGGCCTGCGAATTAGGTATGACCGTAAGCAGGCTTCGCAACGAATTGACAGATGCGGAGCTTATTTACTTTGCTGCCTACCACGAACTGAAGGCTGAAAAGGAGCAGCAGGCAATTGATCGCGCCAAGCAACAGCGGCGGTAAGCTGGGACAAGTTAGTTGGCTGATGTGACCACAACAGTCCTTACAGCCAAGTTTGATTTTTCTCAGCCAAAGTCTGCCATCAAGGGGACGCAGGCACAGGTTGACCAGTTAAAAAATAAAGCCAAGGGCGCACAAGGCGCATTAGACAATGCGGCTAAGTCTGCAAAGGGTGCAGGCGTTGCATCTGCGTTTTTTGGCAAAGCGGCAACGGGAGCGGTCCCAGGTGTTGCGGCCCTAGGTACTGCCTTAAAAACAGCTTTAGGGCCCATCGCTTTGCTGACATCAGCGGCGGGTGTTCTTACCTCTGCCTTCTCGACGTTGGCTCAGCAGGACTTTGCGGAAGCAAAGGTCCGCACGCTTGGCGTCAACAGTGAGGAATTGAAGGGCCGTCTTAGTGATGTGAGCCGTGAGCTGTCGGGCCAAGCCAGCGTTGTTGATCTAACTGCGGCGGCTTACGACGTGGCCTCTGCTGGCTTTAATGATGCGGCTTCTGCCGCGCAGGTGCTGAAGGCTTCGAGCCTTGCGGCCACTGGTGGCTTCTCTGATCTAAACACCGTGGCAGATGCCACAACGTCAGTTCTTAACTCCTATGGCTTGGGGGCAGAAGAAGCTTCGCGCATCACTGACCAGTTCATTCAGACGCAAAACGACGGGAAAATTGTTATTGGTCAATATGCGGCCAACATCGCAAAGGTTGCCCCTATTGCAGCGGCCCTGGGCATTGGCCTGGATGAGGTCAACGCAGCGGTGGCCCAAATCACTGGCACAGGTACTGGCGCAGAAGTCACATTTACAGCACTCAAAACAGCATTCGCCCAGTTGGCGTCTGGTGGAGTCGGAGAAAAGCTGAAGGAGTTTGGGGTCAATATTGACGCCAACACGATTGCAGCTGATGGCTTTGTCGGCACCTTGAAAAAAATCAAGGATTCTGGAGCTGATACGGGCGCGATTCTTAAAGCCTTTGGCACAGAGGCTGGCCCAGTTTTGCAGCCGTTGTTAAACGACTTTGACAAGCTAAACAAGCTGCTGGAGAACCAACGCAATGCCCAGGGCGCAGCCGCCAAAGCTGCCTTCGAGGCAGGCGACACAATCAACGGTGCCCTTAAGCGACTGCAAACAGCTTTTACAAATATCTTTGCTGATGGCGCAGAGCTTGGCGTGCTGCTCAAAGGCACATTTCAGGTGGCGGCAGTAACTGTTGAGGTCTTTGGGGCTGCGTTGAAGTTAGTCCTGGCCCCTATCCGTGGGCTAATTCAAGGCGTCACAACATTTTTTGCGGAGCTAAAGCCATTTGGTGAAAACATAAATCTGGCTTATGAGCTTGAGAAAGGATTCCAGGCAGTAATGAGTGGCGTGGATTTTGCCACTAAAGCCATTACAGGATTTTTTGCTATTACTAGCAATCTGGCTTATACAACTCTTGGCAACGTTATAAATTTTGCCAATGGAATTAGAGAAGGAATCGTCGGTATCTTTAACGACCTTGGCGCAACAATACGCAGCACGCTAGAAAACCTTTATGCCAACATCCCGCGCCCAATACAATTCATTATTGAGGAAGCGGGCAAAGGATTTAAGGCTGTTCAAGGTTTCTTAGGCCAAGCCGTTTCTGGTGTCGTTAATAAAATTAAAGGCGCTGGCCAAGGCATCGCCCAAGGCGTCAAAGAGTTGGCCATCGTTGGTGGTTTTGACCCGGCGGCATCGACCCAAAGCACCGCAGCAGCTGCCAACGTTTCAGCTGCCAACGCGATACAACAAACAGGCGGCGACCTTTTAACGCCTGGTGGCAAGCCAAAAACAAAAGAACAAACAGACGCCGAAAAAGAAAGAAAAGATCAGTTAGCGCAAAAAGACAAACTGCTGAAGAAACTTGATCGACAGTTTCAGCTAGAAACCGCAGTTGATGACAAGCAACGGCGTCAGCTTGAGCTTAATTTCAAGATTGCAGATCTCAAAACACAGTTCCCTAAGCTGACAGAAGACGAACTTAAGCCGCTAGAAGATAAACTGAGGCTTAGCAATGACACAGTAGAAAGCAAAATACTACAAGAGGCTTTAGACAAGAAAGCTCAAGAAAATGCAGACAAACTTACCGCTCAATATGAACAATTAGATAGTGCATTTAGAGACGGCATTGTTGATTCAATTATGTCCGCAGTTGATGGCACTAAATCGCTTTCTGATTCTTTGGTTGGTGTTATCAAACAGATGGCAAAGCTGATTTTGCAGCAGCAATTAATGAACGCCTTGTCTGGCTTTAGCTTTTCAAGTTTCTTTGGATTTAGGGCTAACGGTGGGCCAGTGTCAGCCGGGAACCCTTACATAGTCGGCGAGCGAGGCCCTGAAATGTTTGTTCCTAGCGGTTCAGGCAAGATCGTGGCCAACGATCAGCTGGGAGGTAGCACCAACGTTGTCGTAAACGTCGATGCCAGCGGTACTAACGTAGAAGGCGATGAAGGCTCATCACGTCAGCTTGGCGCTCTTGTTGGCGCTGCTGTTCAGAATGAGTTAATCAAGCAGCAACGACCTGGAGGACTCTTAAGCCGATGACAGCTAGCTGGGATTCATCTGTCAATATTCCGCCTACCTACGGCACGACAAAGGCCAGCCAGCCGATTGTCCGTCAAGCACAGTTTGGCAGCGGTTATCAACAGGTCGGCAGCCTTGGCATCAACCAAAACCCGAAGTCATACGCGCTGACCTACAACTTGTCAGAAGCAGAGTCAGACACAGTGGAGGCGTTTCTAGATGCTCGCGGCGGCACTGAAAAGTTCATCTTCACACCGCCAAGCGAAAGCAGCAGCATCAAGGTGCGTTGCGCTAGCTGGAACAAAACGATGACAACCAAGGGCCGCGTTCAATTGACCACAACTTTTGTTCAGGTGTTTGAAGCATGAGCACGCCGCAATCAATTCAAGAACAGCTTCAGTCCTTGGAGCCGTCAGCAATTATCGAGCTGTTTCAACTTGAACTGACCGAAGCCGTCAACGGTGTTGACCAGACGTATTACTACCACGCAGGCACAAACGAACTGACGGCTGATGTTGTGTTCAATGGCTTGACGTATGCAGCCACGGCGATCGAAATAGAAGGTTTTGCAACCGCAACTAAAGGCGTATTGCCTCGTCCAACGATGCGGATCGCAAACATCAGCAATGCTATTTCAGCGCTGTTGTTGCTTTACAACCCACTGCAAGCAAAAGTTACACGGATTCAAACGTGCAAAAAGTTCCTAGACGCTGTGAACTTCACAGGTGGCACAAACGCAACCGCCGATCCAACCGCAAAGTTTGAAGATCAGATTTATTACATCGATCGAGTAGCAAGCGAAAACCCGACGATGGTTGAGTTTGAGTTAGCCAGCAAGCTCGATTTAATCAACGTGGCGCTGCCACGCCGTCAAATTCTTGAGCATTGCCCATGGGTTTACCGCGAAGACAGCACTTGCGGTTACAAGGGCAAAAAGTTTTTTGACATCAACAACAATCCGACAACAGAGGCAAATGATGTATGCGGCAAGCGTTACACCAGTTGCACGTTGCGTTTCCCTGAAGGCGATCTTCCGTTCGGAGGTTTTCCAGGTGCCAGACTTCAGATGTGATGCCGAGGCTCATGCAGCCAGGTCTTACCCGAATGAGTGCTGCGGCCTTGTTGTCAATGGTCAATATTGGCCTTGTCGCAACAGAGCAGAAGTGCCGACCAGCACGTTTGTGCTTGAGCCGCGTGATTATGCCGTGGCTGCAATCATGGGCAAGGTTGAAGCTGTTGTTCATTCGCACCCAGAAGGTGGGCCAGCAAGCGAGTCTGATCAAGCTGTGTGCAGCCAAGGTTCCGTGCCTTGGCATATTTGGCGTATGCCTCAACGCGAATGGTTAACTATCAATCCTTGATCGGTCTCCAGTGGGAGTACGGCAAAGCTGACTGCTTTTCACTGGTGCGCGATTGGTTCAAGCTCCAGGGAGTTGAGCTGCCGGACTACGAGCGGCCAGAAAGCCTGCAAAGCTGTGAAAGCATCTTTCTTGCAGAGGCAGAACGCATTGGATT